GAACACCTAATCGAAGGTAAAATCTACGTTGTAAAAGGCGGTGAGATTATCGAGATTAAGGATGCACCCAAAGAAGAGGTTGCGATGGAAGATTCAGTAGTCGAAGAAGAAGTAACTACCGAAACTGAACCAATTGACGAACAACCCGCACCTGAAGAACTTGAAGAAGTTGTTAAAGAAGAAGAAATGGCGGTTGACGTTGCTACGGATGCGGAAGCAGTTTTGGCAATCGTTGCTCCTGTACTTGAAGAACAAGTTAACAACCTTTTAAAAATCATTGCTGACTTAAGAACCCAAATGGAAGAAATGTTAGCAGAACGAGCGGAAGACGAAATCGAAATGAAGTCTGAAGTTAAAATGAGTATTGCTGAAAAATTCAGCGCATTAAATAAATTAAGTAATAACTAAAAACAAATAAAAACAAAAATGGAAAGAAAATTAAAATTCGATCTTGACATTGAAAACAATGCTTTACTTTGTCCTAACCCTAACGAGTTCTATTCTCGTGCTTATTTAACAGCTGACGTTGCTGATTCTTATCGTGCATTGCCGGGTATTAAGTCAAAAACTAAATTGGCTAACGTTGCTTTCGGTTCAATCTTACAAGCATCTACTTGTAACTTCAACGCTCCAAATGATACGCTTGATGCTATTGAAATCGATGTTTGTGCGTTTTCTGCAATGGCACAAATTTGTCAATTCGATTTAGAGCAGTCTTTTGTTGCTTTGCAAATGACACAAGGTTCTAACGGTGATTTTACCGTAGCTTCTTTTATGAACTACTATTGGGGTATAATGGCTAAGCAAATCGAAGAAGATATCGAATTGATTAGATGGCAAGGTGACACAACAAGCGAAAACCCGCTTTTGGAGCTTTGTGATGGTCACTTAGTTAAATTGTGTGCTGATGGTGCTAACTTAGCTTATTCAAATGGTGGTGCTGTAAACAGCGGTAACGTACTTACTACATTGAATTCAGTTGTTGGTGGTTTACCTGCTTCAGTTCGATTCAAAAAAGCTGATTTAAGAATCCGTGTTTCTTCTAACGTTGCTGCTGCTTACGAATTAGCTGCTGCTTCAGGTAACACATTAACTTATGTTACTGCTCCATTGCAAATGACTTACTTAGGAATTAAAGTAATTGTTTGTGAAGGTATGCCGGATAACACAATCGTTGCTTCTTTGAAGGATGATTTAGTTTATGCGTTTGATGCTGAAGGTGATTCTAAGGCTTTGAAAGCAGTTAACTTAACTGACACGGTTGCTGAACCATATATCCGCACACGTGCGAATGTTAAAGCAGGTTTTTATCATACAAACCCCGAGCAAATCGCTGTTTGGGCTGCTTGTTTTGACTAATCAATAATTTATAAATAGGTTTAAGGGGTGGGGATAACCTCACCCTTTTTTGTAAAACATAAAAAAAATATAAAAATATGTCGTGTGAAGCATTAGAAGGAATTGTTAAGTCGTGTGACAACAATTCGGGTGGTATCTACAAAGTGTGGATAAACCAACAAGATGAAATAGACCAAATCACTTTAGACCCAACATTAACTTGGACGATTGATTCAATTACTTTAGTAACTCCAACGGATTTCACGGAGTTTGAAATTAGAAGAAACACAGGTTCGTATACTGAAGAAGCAGCAATCGACCTTGTAAATGGTTCTTCTTATTATACTCAAACCATTACGTTGATGTTCCATCGTCGTGACCAATCAAAATCACAAGCAATTAAAGTTCTTGGAGCGGGTCAACAATATTTAGCGGTTATCATTCAAGATGCAAATGGAAAATATTGGTATTTCCCATATATGCAGTTAACGGGTGCTGCTGAAGGTTCGGGAACGGCTCGTGCAGATGGTTCTAAGTATTCCGTAACTTTAACTGCTGAAAATGAATTTTTAGCTTATGAAGTTACTGAAGCTGCTGTAACTGCGGTTATCTAAATCCCTGTTTCTCCATAATAAATGAGCATCCTTCGGGGTGCTTTTTTTTTAAACAAAAAGACGAACTAAATTAATATAGTTGTGATATACATAAATAAAGACGAAGTAAATAATATAGTTTTAACGTTAACTGAAGTTAGCACGTTAACTAATCCTTATTATTTGTTCGTGTTTCAGAACGAAATGAATCCCGAAAGCGCACCTATTTTATTCACTTCTCCCGACATATCAACTTATCCTGAAAGGTTTAATCAGTTTTTGTTAGATGAACCCGTAGATGTAGATTTAAACAAAGGTCAGTATTCTTATTCGGTTTATGAATCACTTATCCCACCTATAACAATCGAAGATACTACGGGCGAAGTAATCGAAGAAGGTCGAATGGTTGTTTCGGGTGCTATTGTAAATTCAATATACGATTAAATTATGGCTTGGTACGATATATTTAGACAAAGTGAAAAACAAAATATTGAAGTCGTGGAAGGCTATCAAAGTTTTAGCACACCTTTTTATAAAGTGGGCGGTGCAAATCTTGCATTACCTTATGTAAATGGACGCTATCAAGTTGCGGGTTACATTCCATTCGGACAAGACAACTTATATCCCGAAACATTAAATCAAATGTACTACTCATCACCATTACACGGAGCGATAGTAGATTACAAAGTAAATGCGGTTATCGGTGGTGGGTTTACAATTCAAACGGAAAAGCTAACAAACGAACAAAAATTAGAACTTTACGCATTCGAAAAGAAGATAAAACTAAAAAAAGTTGCACCGATCGTTACGAAGCAGTTAGTAATTCATAATAGAGTTTACTTTAAATTGTGCTTTTCAGAACGTGGAAAACTTACAAAAGTAGAAAACCTATCACCCGAGAAATTAAGACGTTCTAAAGACGGGAAAACCTACTTTATATGCGAAGATTGGGCTTCAAGAATAGATGTTTTTGAAATCACACCATATCACCCGTTAAGTAATGAATACGAACAACTTTATATATACGAATTACCTTGCATCGGTCAAGATTACTACCCATTACCGCAGTATTCAAGTGCGTTAAACTTTGCATTTTTGAGTGGTGAACTTAGTTACTTAGCGAAATCAAACATTCAAAACGCTGTTTTCCCTTCATTTGCTATGATGTTCCCTAAAAGACCACAAAGCGAAGAAGAAAAGAATGTATTAAGACGAACCATTGACAAGTTGAAAGGTGCTGAAAACGCAGGGAAAGCAGTTGCATTTTTTGCGAATAGTGCGGAACAAATGCCAAAGATTGAAAGTTTACCGACTAACTCAAACGATAAGTTATTCCAAGAAGCATCAGCTTTAAACACGGAACAAATTTGTTTTTCACATACAATTGACCCTATTTTAATGGGTGTTAGAACTACGGGTGCATTAGGTTCAGGAAGCGACATTAAACAAGCGTATGTAATCTTCGAAAAGAACGTTGTTAAACCATTACGAGAAATCGTCCAAGATATATTCAACGAATTATTGCATATTGCTAAAGTAAAAGGTGAGCTTGTGATAAACAATTTTCAAATCATTAACGAAACAATTGTCGAAGTAGAAGAGAGTGCATCTAAAACAAGTGATGCTTTGAATTCTATGTCACCATTAGTAGCTACAAAAGTTCTTAGTTCAATGACACCTAACGAGATTCGTGCTTTGGCATCTTTGCCACCCGTTGAAGGTGGTGATGTTGTACCGATTCCAACAAGTGAAACACCCAAAACACCTGAATAATGCTTTACTTTATAACCGAAAATTACCTAAAGACGAATACACCTATTACGGCTAACGTAGATGTAACCGATGTAACTCCATATATTGCTACACAAGCACAGCTTCGCATTATGCCAATATTAGGAACTACGTTCTTTAATTATATGCTTAACGTGTATAATACACAAACAGCTAATCCCGATGAAGAAACCCTAATTAAATTTATTCAACCGATCGTTGCTTGGCGAAGTGCTGAAGATGCGGTTTTCGGTTTGACATATCAACTTAAAAATAAAGGTTTACAATTACAAAGTGGTGATTTTTCAAGTTCAGTTAGTCAGCGTGAAGTAGCTTTCGGAATGGAACATTATGCACAAAAAGCTGCGTTCTTCGAACAACGGTTAATTAAATATTTAATCAAGAATAAAAACTTGTTTCCTGAATTCATTTCTGAAACTAATCGTGACACGGATTTAAGACCAATGATTGAATGTTTTGGTTGTACCGGGTGCTGTCACGGAACTTGCAATTATGAAAATGGTAACGGATATAACACACAAATCTTAGTATTATGAGTTTA